CGCGGCTACCTTGGCGAACAAGTTTGGTGTGTCCAAGGCGGCGATGGAAATTCGCCTAAAAACGCTTGGCCTAACCTAGAGACTTTCATCCAGGAGTAAGTCTAACTGCGTCCCCTTCTTGGGGAAGGCCCGATCACGGGTAGCCTGATATCCTGTCGCTTCGTCGACCAACGCAACGATACCGAGTTCGGCAAGGCCGCGCATGACGATTTCGGCGGCTTGGGCCCTGTCCGCTTGTTGCGGATTCAGCTTCCGATCTTGTCGTGCCTGGAGCCAAATGTTGCAAATCTCGGGCAGGGCTTCTGCCGCATACCCGTTGACTTCGCTGTCGCCAGAAATGTAGGTAATAGGCTTGAGGGGCCCACCAAGGAGGTCATTGGAAATATAAGGCAAAAGACTTCTGGACGCGAGAAAAACGGGCAGATGGGCCCCTTCACTCGCCGCCTCGGTTTTCAGCCGCTTTGCCGACCCGCTACGGCATTGGCTTGTGGTTCTTGACCTCGGCAACCGAGAGGCTGCCGCAATGGGGGCAGGAAACTTCGCCAGCGCAGCGGTTGCGCTCAAAGTACTGCCGCGCGGCTTCCTCATCCGGAAAGCGCTGGAAGAACTGATACAGGCTGACGGTCTCTGGCTTGTCGCTCATACAACCTAACTAGCCAAACGGGACCGGCTAGTCAAGCTAGTTTTGGATAGTTAGGTATATAGGTCCCAATAAAAACCCCCGGACCTTTCGATCCAGGGGTAAGGTGCTAGGAGAGTCCCTGCAAGAAGCTCTCTGCAGGAGGAGAAGTAGCGCCACTGGCTACACCGCCCTTGTTAACAGCTCGCTTCCGATTGTGCAAGTGTACAACAGGTATGGCCGGGTCATCTGTAACGGACTCGAGCCCGCCGGGGAAATGGCGGTCATATAGCTCACATACCTGCCGTTTGAGTTTTGTCATGTGATCCCCCTTTCACCAATGAGAGTTTCTGCGCGATGGGGTCGTCTGCCCCAGTATCCGCACGCATAGCCGGCCTATTGATTTCCCAACACAGCGGGTTGCCTGTACCTGAATACTTGGGGACACCCTTGCCCAAGGTGAACCTGACTTCCTGTGGCTTCAGCCACCCTGCAGCGACAAGTGCATCCTTCATCTCCTTCAGCGAAGCACCATTATTATCGCACCAGTTTTTAGCGACCGTCTTGCTAATGTAGAGCACTTCCCGGCAGTTGGTGTCAACCGGGAGTATATGCCTTCCGACAAGTGTCCCAATTGGGTACTGGTTGTTGACGACCATGGCCGGCTCTCCGAGCAGGAGGCTCCCCTCGCCATATGTAACCAGCACACCCCGCCAGATATCGCTGAGCATGTCGTTGAACACAGCAAGCGGATCGCGCACCGACGCCGCCAAACCGCCCCTGTTCAGAAGGGTTTCCGACTTGATCCAGGTTAGCAAATCCTGCGTGCTGAACCTCAGCAGGTCCAGCTTCCGGCACAACTCGAGAGCCACCAGGACGCACGCGTGGAGGGCGGACCAGTAGCGTTCCTCCTGCCGGAAGCCGAGGGCCTTGTTCAACATTTTCCTGACGGCGATCAGCCGGTCGCGCACCGAATCATAGTTGTCCACGACGTAGCGCATGAACGACTCGCCGCCGTGACCGTAGTGATCGTTGAACGTGCCGACGAGACTCATCGCCGTGTTGGGATCGAGCTGGCCCTTCTTGTGGAGGGTGAACTCGAAGACGCGCATCATCTCTGCCTCGGCGTTCGTGCGCTGCGCGGAGATCTTTTCTGTTAACAGCTTGTTGCCGGACGCCATGCAGATGGTCGCCCAGTCCTTGCTGTCCCGCTTGGACAGGTCCGCGTTGCGCCGGGCCTTACTCTTGCCGGTCGACATGGAGTAGACGAGCGTGGAGGCGAACGCCGGCGTGCAGTTGGTCATCTCGTCGATCACGACGGGCAGGTTGTTCATCGTGCCCATGTGCTCCCAGAGCGCCGTCTCGGTGAACTGGCTGTTCATGAGAATAAGTTCCTGCGCGTTGCCCCACGCGCTGAGCCCCACCTTCTGGGCCGTGGTCTTGCCGTAGCCAGATCCCGACGAGTGTGCGTAGACGGTGACGCCCCCGCTCTCGCCAAGCATCCGGTACAGCGGCGCCGCGAACGACGCGAGGATGCAATACTGGAGGGGCTCGCTGTCCGGCCGGTTATAGATGGTGTCGACCGTCTCGACCCACGTTGCGAGGTCGCCCCGTGCCGAGAGCGCCTTGGCCTCGCTCGTTGCGTTGCTGTGGATGATCGCCTTGCCGAGCGTGCCCTGGCCGGGGATGATGCGCCGCGTGCCAATAATGAAGGACCTGTCGAACCATCCGAACTGCTGGCTGGACGGAGTGGCGTCGTACTCGTCGCGCAGCTTTCTGATCCACGCTCCCAGATAGTCGCCTGCGTGCTTGGGGTGTGTCATGACAACCTCGTTCTCTGCCAGCTCACGCGAGAGCTTGGCGCCTCCCTCACCGACCAGACCATTCTGGATGGTGAACTCCCGCGATCCCTGAGCACCATGCATGCGCAGATGCATCGAGTAGCCGACGCCGCGGTCGATCCGCGCGACGGGGTAGAAATTGACGTCGGAGACGGGAATCCTCTCCTGCTTGCCGCTATCCTCATCGGTGTCCCCGGCCCGCCACAGCATGGGGCGTGCCCACCCCGGAATCTCTCCAAACCCCCAGCCTTGCGGATATGTCATCGTGCTCCACACCTGCGGAGCAACAGGCTCGCCGGGAGCGGCAGGTGCAACGGGTTCGGCAGGGAGATATTGCGGCTCACCACTGGTCGTGCCCAGCCGGATGGGACTGGTGATCTTGCCCTTGTGCGGGCAGCCAGAGCAACCGCCCGGCTCAATGGACTGGAACTTCTCGCACGTCGTCGGGCCGAACTTGAGCGCCTGCGCCACCTTGGCCTCGGTCTCGGCGTCGCTGTACGCCGGGTGGCCGATGGACCACTCCTTGCTTGTGTCCTCGCCACCCTCACAGTGCGCGACCACGCCGATGCAGGCGTACCACAGGGGCTGTGACAAGTTACCACGTGTCTCGCGCATCGCCGCCAGCTGGGCGCAGTGGTTGGCGACCTTGTCGGGATCGGACGGCTCGAACTCGCGCGCGTTGATGAGGTCGCTGTTGATCGCGACGTTGAGCCTGGCAGGTGGAGGCCCGAGCAGATCCGCGCCAGCATATTGTGACAGCAGGTGGAGGAGCGTCGCGACATCCGTGGCCTCGCCGGCCTGCAGGATCTTGACCTGCTTGGCGCCACCGCTCTTGCGGTTTGCAGTGCCCGGCATCCTGAGAACGCTGGCGCTGTCCGTGGTCCGCGAGGGGTCAACAGCCAGCCCCCACTTGTCAACAGCTGCCTTGAGGGACTTGCTGACAATGGCCCACGTTGCCGGAGGCACGTCCTCATCGAACGGGAAATAGACGTGGAGGCCGTAGCCGCTCGACACGATCCACGGCTTGGGGAGACCCAGCTCCTTGCAGAACCGCGTGAGCGCCGCCGCCGCTTCCTTGCGACTGGCGTAGGTCTCCTTGGGTTTGTTCTCCTGTGTGTCAATGTCGAGCCACAGGGTACGCAACGCTACGACATTGGCTTGGGTGCGCTTATTGTCCTCCCCGAACCCGGCCAGCGCGATGTACGCGTCTTTACCGGCAGCATCGACCTTGAGCGCCATGGCTTCGGCCGCTGCATTGTCCGCCCTGAATATATTCTGGAACACGCCTCCGCGGAGGGCGCCAATGCACCGCCGCCCCTGCTCAGGAAGGACGGCGTCGAGAAATGACTTCGTGTCCAAGCGCACCCCCAGATGCTCCGGACGCCGTTAACAGGTCACGCCTGATCAGCATCCGCTTTGTTTGCAAGTTGCTTCGCCAGCGCCTTGACGATGTGCTTGGTCCGATCCTCGCGGGACAGGCCATGTGGCGCGGGAAGCTCACCACACTCTACTGCGCGGTCGACCGCGTCAAGCAGTTTCGTGACCCGCGCTGTTAACAGCTTGTGGGGTTTGTTATGCCCGTTGAACCACAGGCTCACCGTCACACGGCTGACCCGCAGCATCTTGGCGAGGTCATGGGGCTGAAGCCCTGCACGCTTCGCTGTCTCGAACATAGGTAATCTCCAGATGAAATGGTGCCGGATGTCGGACTCGAACCGACGACCTACCGCTTACAAGGCGGTTGCTCTACCAGCTGAGCTAAACCGGCATTAAGGTGTACGTTCCCGTGCGGTACACCAGCGCACATCGTAGGGGGAGCCCCTGTCTCCCGCCGGGAAATCAGTCGTCGTCCAGTCCGGCCAGCAGCTCATCGAGCGCGGCGTCAGCCTCGTCGATGATGGTCGTCTCAGCCTTCTTGGCAGGAGCAGCCTTGACCTCAGCTACGGGCTCAGGTTCGGCGGCAGGAGCGGTATCGCCCGCCAGCGCGGCGTCGATCTCGTCCTCGGTGACCACCGGCTTGGGCTTGGGCTTGGGCGCAGCCTTCAGCTTGGCCGCAGGAGCGGCTGGAGCCTTCTCTGCTACGGGCGGCGTGCCCAGAGCATCGAACTCGCTGGCAGGCGACGGCGGCGTATAGCCCACCTCGGTGCCGAGGATGTTGCTCACCATCTCGCGACCGATGACATCCTGGACCGTGTCCAGCTCAGCCTCTTCCAGCCAGCGAACCGGCGTGAACGTCAGCTTGGGATGCGCCACCGAGTGATCGAACCCGATCTTGGTGACCAGTGCGCTGTACGGCATACCGCGCTTGGTGAGTTCCTCGGCGTACTTGGACAGGTCACGCAGCGAGCCTGCAGGCACACGCAGCAGCATGGGCCGCTCCAGATCATATGCCGGCGCCACCGCCATGCGCTTGCTGTCAGAGCACGCCTTGCCCTTGGCACCGTTGTCGGTGACGCGCGAACCCCACGCGTTGTGGGGGCAGATGGCGCACTTGTCGGCCTGCTTCTCCAGAGCGTCGAGCGCCGGGACCACACCGTCATGCGAGTAGCAGGTGGGCTTTTCGGTGGAGCCCTCCTCATATCCACTCTCGTAATAGATCTTGGACAGGCCCGAGTTGGCCTTGAGCAGCACGACCTCCAGCGAGAGGACGGGATCGCCGTTATCCTTGTCGGCAACCATGGTGCGGGTGCCGCCCTCCGAGATATGCCAGACCTTGCCCTTGTACGAGATGACAGGGAAGCCGCCGGTGATGCCCGACGACAGCTCGCTGTTGATCCCTGCGTCGCTGAAGCGCGCCGCGATGTGCGCAGGAACCTGCGCGTTTCCGAATGCTACGATATTGCTCATGTCGTTATGACCTCCGCACGTTGACTACGATCTCTTCCCGCCAATTCACACCCGGCGGCAGGTCATCGTGGACCTCTCTATACTGCTGCACAGCGTCCTTGCTAACACGCCGCTCCAGCATCTGCCACTCCCCGTTCTCCTTGATGAACTCCAGGGTCTGATCCCAGTCAGCCACGGTGGCAGACACACGGGTGGACTTGTACGCGGTGCCGCTGACGGCACGGGCGGACTCGATACCCAGCTCGTTGAGCTTCTGGAGGAGCGTCCCCTCCATACGTGTTAACACAGCATCCACGCCGGCCATCTTGTCCTTGAACTGACGGGTCGCCTTGGCCTTGGCATCCCGCAGCTTGATGTATTTGTCTACGAGTGGTTCGAGTGCCTCACTCACGGTCGCCTCCTTTGTTATCTGTTGTCCTATATACATTCTGTTATCAGGTCGGTCAAGCTCGAACTGTCTCCAGGAGCAGGCCCTGCATCGACTGCTTGTTCTTTAAGCGGTTGTAAATGCGCCGTTCCACCTCAGTCGCCTCGATGTTAACAATGAACTGCGTGTGCTTCTGGCCCGGCCGGGTGATCCGGGCGTTCGCCTGCTGGTACACTTCATTGCTTGTGACAGGTGCATACCAGATGATTGTCGACGCTTCGGTGAGCGTCAGACCGTGCGACATCGCCGCGGGCTGGGCTACCAGCACATGCGGGTTCTTCGTCCGCTGGAACGCCCCGAAGATTTTCGCCCTCTCTGCCGGCGACGTATCGCCGCTGATCATCTCGACCGTATAGTCCTCGGCCAGCTGCGCTGCCACGTGGCGGAGCACGCCCTTGAACGGCACGAACACGATGACCTTGGACCCAGCCTCCTCGATAACCTCGCGCACCACTGCGATGCGGGGATCATTGGGCAGGATGACGTCGTTGCCGCTGCTGTCGTACACCACGCCGCAGGCGATCTGGATGAGCTTCTGCATCTTGACCGCCTCATTGACGGCGGTGACCTGCTGGCTCTCGAACTCCATC